GTCGCTACATCAAACTCAAAACGACATTGGCCTAGTCGTTTACGCAGCTCCCCGTACACTTTGACGACTTTCATGCCTCAAAGCGCAGGCTGTACTTTTGCCATAGTAACCGCCGTTAGCGAAGTAGACATCACGACTGCTAAGCCTGCCTTGTACATGATGGAGAATCTGCTGCTCACCCAAATAAATTGCTGCATGGTTCGGTACAGGTGACTGCAGATTCATCAGCAAGGCGTCGCCACGCTGCAATTCCTCAATCGGAATCTTGTGGAAACCTTCTTTCTGGAAATTTTCTAGGTACAAGTTTTGCCCTTGATGCCACCAGTTATCACGGCGCGGGTAATCGCGAAGCTCTAAGCCCCATTCCCTTTGATACCAGTCACGACACAAGGCATAGCAATCAACGATCCCATGCACAAACTCACGTCCTACATAGGGAAGCTCGAAGCCTTCTGGCTCGCAGTAACCCCACTCTCTAGTGTTTGGGTTGACAATAAACCAAGGCAAGCCTGATTTTTCGCAGGCCACGCGATCAGCAACAGATGGAGCTGGGTTAGTTTTTGGATGGCTATGAACGATGGCAATAATTTCACCCTTATCTTCAACCTCATCCCAACCATCAAGCACAAAATGCTCGTCAGGTGTATCGGCAATGTTGTCACACCAAAAATAACGCTTACGCCCTTTTACAACGGCAATCAGGCCACAGCACTCTATAGGTGAATCGTGAGTCGCATGTTCAAGAATCTCTTGCTTCAACGACTCAGTCAGTTTCATCGAATCAATCCTGCACCTGGGAACGAGCCGAACGGAAGCTCACCGTTCTCTCCAAACCGTAGCTTGCATGAAGCAATGCGCTTGCCACATACATCTTGAGATAAAGAGGGAACACTGTTGCCATTGACATCAAAAAAGTTACTACCTGAGTAACCACACTCAGCACTGCGATATATCCACTGGCAGGTATTGGCGACGATTTGACGCTTTGGAATTTTTTGTCCTGCTAGATCAAATGCACTTGAAAGTTCAAAGGTAACGGTATCGCGGTTTTCATTGGCTTTACGGGAGATTTTCCAAACCTCATCTGGGAACTTGGCATTTGGATCAGCGCTACTCTCGCCATCGAGGTAACGCTTAAGAGTGCGAATGCGTTTTACTGTTGCGCCTGTCAAGTCGTTGCCTGCTGTCGTCTGATTAACAAGAGCCAAAACCGTTGTCATGACGCCATCTAAGTTGGCAATTGTCAGAGTTGGCTGGGGCAAAGAACCAGCTGAGCGCAACTCGAAACCATTGGCCTCAACAGGCATGCGCGTGTAAGAGTTCCCGTCCCAAACAATGTTGCCTGTTACAGCAGCATTGGTGCCTGCATGAAATCGATAAACGTCAGAGCTGCCGTGCAATGTGCTGTCAAGATGCAACTCAAAAAGTTCGATAATTGCACTTGGAGCAAGAGCAGAAACGTCCTCGTAAACACTGCTTATTGCAGTCCAAACACAAGTGTTGTCAGTAATCGTGCTGCCAATATCAGTAGGCCAGCTGGGCTCCGAACTGGCAGAAGTGCCAGCTGTTGTACAGCGAAACCACAGACCAGAAGCCTGATCTGTTGTCGCTCTGCGGATGTCACCAACAGAAAAAGCGGTGCTAGCGGCCCAAGCTGCTACTGCCATTACGGTTCAAATACCTGACGGAAGGTGGCATTGATGGTTGCCAAGTTGGCATATGGGATTGACTTTGACCAGCTAGGACAGACCCATTTGTAGCTTGTAGAAGAGCCTGGAGGTTGCCAATCAAAAGAAGCCCCATCATCTGCACGAGCATCCAAAAATGTTTCAATAGTGTCTGAGTCAGTCTCTGACAGGTTTTGGAACGTTAAGGTCCACTCCTTAGGATTTTGATTCAAGCCGTACCGAAGGCGTTGCTCATAACCATCACCAAATTTGACTTGACGTAGCTTGGGTTGACTAACCTTTTGAGCGTTGTAGTCAGGTTCAATTGAGGGGAAAGTTGCCATAATCAGACTCCTGCAAGTAAGCCGCCAGGACGTTTTTGCCTCAACAGCTCAGCTTGTACAGCTGCGCCAATAGCATTTCCAAGCTGCTTAGCTTGTGAGCTGTCGCCTTGCACAGATGAACCTTTAGCGTCAACACTGACATTCACAGTAGTCGTTCCGCCACCAGAAGCCTCAACTCCAAGACGCCCAGATTTGTTGCGACGGAGCGGCATGATGGCCTCAGGCCCCGCCTCTCCCATCAAACCAGCACCATTAGCCATTGGGAACAGCGTTGGCTTATTTACAACGCCGCCGTACGCAAAAGGAACAATTTTGTTCTGAGCAAAAACACCACCGTCAGCAAAGCCGAGGAATTTGCCGAGTCCTGTTGGTGCCAAAAATGTTGAAAGAGTTTTGAGGAATGCGGCTTTAACAATCATTCGGCCTAAGTCACGCAGAACCGAAGCAGTAAATTCACGGAAGCTGTTTTTACCAGTTACAACAAAATCAGCAAAGGCATCGCCAAGCTCAAACACAGCACCCTGCAAACGCTCGCGGATGTTGTTTTCTAGGTCTGTTGCATTTTTAAGCTGTTCTTTAAAGCTCTTTTTCAGGTCATCTGCCCTGCTTGTAGTTTTACCAAATGCCTCGACAATTTTATCAATCTTTTTCTTCAATTCATCGCTAATGACAGCAGTTTCTCCGAGTGCTTGCTTTAAAGATTCAATCAACTGTGTTCGCAGTCGATCTGCATCTAGTTGCAGCTTTTGCTCTTCCGTTATTTCACCAAGCTTGAAACGGGCTTCGTCGTATTTTTGATTGAGTGAGGCATTCGCCTGAGCGATACGCTGCAGTCGCTGCGCCTCTTGCTCATCAATACGTTGCTTTGCCAAGGCAAATTGTGTCCTTGCCTTGTCTTGCTCAAGCAATCGCAGGTTAGGGCCAAGCTTTTGCTCAGCGATTTCTGCCAAACGAGCATCACGAGTCAGCTCAGCAACCTTGAGCTTGTCACCAGCTTCTCTTGCGTCAAGCAGGTCTTGCTCAATTTTGAGACGATTAGCTGAAATCTCACGAATCTTTGATCCGCCTCCATCTTCTGCAGTTGGCGGCTTGAACTTAGTCAGAGGGCTGCCATCAGCCAAGCTGACGGCCTTGCCAGTAGCCGCGTCATATTTGATGCCAGCAACTGTATAAAACTTGGTCTTGCCATCTTCGCTGAACTCAAACCCACGCTTCTCCAAAGACAAACGTGCGGTATATGTCTTGCTAATTCTTTTCAGTTGACCTTCGAGTTCTTTGACCTGTCTGCGCAGTCCTTTTGCCTCGCGACCTGTTGCTTTATATCCAGTTGCAGTCCCGTCTAATTTGTCTTCAACTGCATCGAGCTTCTTCTGTAATTCATTTTTGGTGTTTTTGAGTTTCTCAGTACTACCAGCACCGTCATCTAGCAATGCATTGAACTCAGCCTGCTCACGGCGGTTTTTAGCAATGGCAAAGCCAAGAGCAGTTACGCCAGCAGCAAGTGCAACGTAAGGATTGGCAAGTGCAATCAAATTCAGCTTGGCCAAGGCAGCCGAGAAAATTGCAGTGGCCGTAGTTCCTTTAGCCAGAGCAATAACAAGACTGACACCGAGGCCAGTGACTAAAGCAGGTAGCTTGATAGCAGCAATAGCAACGCCAGCCGCACCAAAACCAATTGCAAGCTCTTTCAAGTTTTGAATGACAGCTTGAATGCCCTTAGCCATTAACAAGAAGGCTTGAGCCGCAGCCTCGGCCCCAACAGTCAAAGCAGGAATTGAATCCCTGATGAATTCACCAAACACCTCTTGCAGCTCTGCGCCAATTGGCTGAATAGAGTCGCCAATCGACAGCTTCATGTCATTGAATGCAATCTGCAGTCGTGCGCCTGCATCTTCAGTTGATGCAGCCATCTTCAGAGCTGTCTGACCGTATTCAGTGCCAAGCAACTGAACAAAATTCATCAGCTCGTTCAAGCCAACAGAGCCTTCTTTCAGCAGTTTTTGGAGCTGGGGCAAGCTCAAGTCATTTGCCTTGGCAAACAAGGTGACAGCACCTGGCAGGCGCTCACCCAACTGACCAGACAGTTCTTCTGCACTGACCTTGCCTTTAGAGAAGACCTGCACCATTGCAGTAATGGCACCCTGCACATCCTGTGCGCCACCACCAGTTGCCTTGATGGCCTTAGTGATGTTTTGGAATACCAAGCCAGCGTCAGTTACCTCGCCACCTGCACCCTTAACTGCAGCTGTCAGTCGAGTAATGCCTGCAATCGCAGTCTCCTGCGGGACATTAAGATTACGAACTGCATCCTCAGCAATTTGCAACGCTTGGGCATAGCTGAGTTGACTTCCTGCTACGCCTTGCAGTGCAATCTTGAGCTTTTCAATTGAAGCTGTGTAAGTCGCAGTCTCACCAATTGCTTGTCGCAATTGACCAACCTGCGCACCAATAGCACCGCCGACAATAGCTCCACCTGTCCCGCCAATCGCGCCAATACT